CTCTAATGTGCCAACATCAACAGCAGTGACAGGTGACGTAACAATTAGCTCTGCGGGCGTAACCGCTATTGGAGCAGGAGTAATTGTTGACGCTGATATTAATGCTGCCGCTGCAATTGCTGGGACAAAAATTAGCCCTAATTTTGGCGCTCAAAACATTACGACAACTGGCACTTGTACATCGGCCAGCTTCAATCCAACCAGTGCCACCCTTCCCGCAAATGGTTTTTACCTGCCTGCTGCAAACACATTGGCGCTGTCAAGCAATACCGTTGAACGCTTAAGGCTTGGCACTGCAGAAGCAGTGTTTAATGAAGGTGGTGAAGATTTCAATTTTCGCGTTGAAAGTGACACGAATACTCATGCCCTGTTTGTTGATGCAGCGTTGAACAGGGTTGGCGTACTCAGCTCTGCTCCCGACTTTCCGCTGGACGTAGCTGGCAGCATTGGGATACTTGAAAATAATAGTCTTACTTTTCACAACGGATCTGGATCTGCGTCGTATCAAATTTATGGCGCCAATTCCGACGAGCTTCGCTTTGAAAGGGGCAGTGGATTAACGCGGGCATTAACAATTGACGCTGCTGGAAGACTTGTCGTCACAGCCACTTCAACACGTTCTACTTTTCAACCAACCGGCGTATTCGCTCCCCACTTGCAAGTTGAAGGCACGACTTCAGACGATGCCGCCATGTCGCTGATTATGAATGCTGGCACAAATTTATTCAATTGTCCTTCAATTAATTTTGGAAGGACAAACGGCACCACTCTTGGCTCTACCGCGGCAGTAACGCCAGGTGCCAATCTTGGAAAAATTAGTTTTTTTGCAGCAAATGGAACAAGATTTATAGAGGCAGCCACTATTAATGTCACATCAGTAGTGGCGCCCACTGCAAGTTCTGCTATGGGGCAAATTGAATTTTTTACTGCAGACCTTGGTTCGCCCAATCTGGCCGCAGTGATTGAAGCAAACGGCCAAATGGATTTGCTAGTAGGTGTCAATTTTGGTGTTGACACATTAAATAGCTACGAAATTGGCGATTGGCTTGTCAATTTTTACGATGCAGCCACCGGCGGGGATGTAAGCGCCACCTCTACAACAGCTAGGTATGTCAAAATAGGCCAAACAGTTACTATATCTTTTTCGGTGAGCAATATCAACAAGACTGGATTGTCGGGCAATTTTTACTACGATTTACCTTACACCTCAAGAACGAGCACTGTTGCCACTGGTGCATGTTTTGTTGGCTCCATGGTATTGCAGCCGAATGGAGTCTGTGGGTATATTCCTGCTGGCGCAGATCGAGGCCTGTTGTATGACTATGGCTCCAATACGGCTTGGGGGGCGCTCACTTGGGCTGACCTTGGCGTCGGTACAAGCGATTTAATTATTTCATTCACTTATCAAACAGAGATTTAATTTTTGAATGTCTCTCAATCCTCGTTTGGCCTTTATACTCTAAGTACAGCTACTGCTCAAGCCCAACCCACACCCTTAAATCCCCGAGAGTACTATGTCTACATTCACCGAACGCGAACTGCATTTTGTTGAGGTGGTTCCTCCTTTTTCCATTCTTCAGTGCCGCACAGTGGTCATTGTCGAAAAAGATGGCGTAGAAATTGGACGCTCAAATCGTCGTCATGTAAGAGCGCCTGGCGCTGACATGACCAACGAGTGCGAGGAAATGAAGGCAGTTGCCGCCGCGCTATGGACTCCCGAAATTATTGCCGCCTACAAAAACCACGTAGAGCAGCAAGCCTTGTCCGGCCCAGGAAATGTGAATTCGTGAGTTGCCCATCTGAAAATTGGCATTAAGATGGTAGTTGCATTTTGCTGCAAACAATGGTCTGCAAAAAAAGTGAGCTGGTTACTGCCATCAATTCATACGCCACCGCTCGGGCTTCAAACGATGCAACGCTGATTAACCTTTCAGCTTCTTTGTTGCAAAATTTGCTTGAGCCGCTCTCTTTCTCTCCAGAGGAAGATGATCCTAGCAGCCCTGCTGCTGCGTCATTAGCAGAAGAAGGGGAGGCCGTTGAGTAATGGCGGTTAAGAGTAAGATGGGAGCCTCTAGCTCCAAGCGTATTATTGTCAGCAAGCCCAAGCGCACTCGTCAAGGACAGGGCAAGAACAGCAAGCCAAGTCATGGGCGCAAGCTCAGTCGCGGCCAAGGCAGTTGACAAGGGGAGGGAAAGGGCTAGTCTATGGACTGGCCCTTTCTTTTTGCCATGACTGCTCACGTCGATTCCTATTCTTTTTCTCATCGTTGGACCGGTGAATCTACCAACGATACGGCTGGCTACCAAGAGATCATTCACCAGTGCCAAGATGTCAATGCTTTTGCCCTCGCCAGGCAGTTTTATCAATTTGCCTTGGGCTGCGGGTATGCTCCGCAAAATATTGTTGACGCATTTTATTCTCTTTCCATTGAATATGGAGAAGCACTTGGCTACAATAAAAGCAATCAAGAGCCTTAGTTAGCGGCCAATGATTTATCCCGCTACTTATGACATTGTTGTGTTGCAAAACGCAACATTCCGTCTAGAGGTGACGGTCACGGAAAGTGGCGGCACTCCAATCAATTTGTCTGGTTATACGATTGACAGCGATATTTGTGGCACCCTAGACGACCAAATTATTGCAAGCTTCACTCCGACCATTACAAGCGCTGCGAGTGGAGTTTTTGAAATAGAACTATCACCTTCAACCACGGTCAATCTTGACCCTGGCCTGTATAAATATGATGTAAGCGCAACTGCCGGTTCTGGAGATCGTTATTATTGGCTAAAGGGAGCTTGCACTATTTCTGGCACTTGCTCTAGGAATTAATCATGCCTGATATTATCCTCACGGTTGTCAGCGGCGAAACCACGGAGCTTAGTCTTGCCATTCCTGGAGTGCAAGGCCCAATTGGGCAGGATACATTGCCCTCAGGGGGCACGGTTGGGCAAATTATTGTTAAGCAAAGTAGCGTTGATTACGATGCTGCATGGACAAATTCAGCATCAGGACTGACGGTAGAAGCGTCCACCTTGACCAATGCCACCATTAGCGGAGGAACTATTTCAGGGGCGACGATTTATGCAAGTGGCGCCACCCTTGAAAGTTCAACTATTACCGCAGGAACCATCTCTGGTGTTGTGTTGCATGCTAGTGGAGCCACTCTCATTGCTCCAGCCATTAATGGCGGCACTAGTTCTGGCACCACTTTCTCTTCCTCCATCGTTCTTTCCCCCACTATTTCTGGCACAATCTCTGCCGGTTCAGGATTGGTGATTGGCGGAGCATCAGACATTCTTAGTTTCTATGGCGCCTCGGCAGTGGTTCAACCTTCTGGTGTTGCCATTCCTAGCGGAGGAGCCACTGTTGATGAAGTGAACGCTGCTGTGAGTGGTGTGATTACGGCTCTTCAATCTCTTGGCCTTTTGGCTTAATTAAACCATGGGACAAATCATTCGTGGCGGTGAGCAGTTTGAGACTCACATAGAGGCCGATCATCGCGGACAGATTCTTCAAAGTGGTCCCGATAGTGGTGCAGTAGATGCTTTTGGAAGAACGCGAATCAGCGAGCCCTTCACGCTTTTTGACAGCACTTTACGCCATGGCGACAATCCCGGTAAATGGAATGCAGTAATTACAGGATCTGGCACCTCCACCCACCTCATCAATGAAAGCTCTGTGGCGATGAGCGTCACAGCTTCTGGGGATAGCGTGCTGAGGCGCACTCGTCAGCGTTTTCCTTATCAGCCAGGAAAAAGTATGCTGGTGCTGCAAAGTTTTGCTGGTGGCACCCTTCAAGCGGGAGTTGTTCAAGAAATTGGACTTTTTGACGATAATAATGGCGTTATGTTGCGGGCAAGCGGAACAACTGTTCAGTTTGTCATCCGTAGCTACACCAGTGGAAGTCCGGTGGAAACGGTGGTCAATCAAAGCGATTGGAACATTGACACAGCTCCATGGTTGGATTTTACGAAAACAAATATTTTCTCGGCTGATTTGGAATGGTTAGGAGTTGGGCGCGTAAGAGTGGGTTTCGTTAAAGACGGGGAACACTATTATTGCCACGAATTTAACCATGCCAATGCGCTCGATAAAGTTTACATGACCACGGCTATTTTGCCGATGTCTTATCGCATTAGCGCCACTTCCAACAGTTCTGCAACGATGAAGCATATTTGTTCGTCGGTGATGAGCGAAGGCGGCTATGAACCTAGTGGCCCAATTTACCTTGGCGGTCGTGGTGTTGATAATTTTTCTGCGATTTCTGCAGAAACGATGGTGGCAGCCATTCGCATGGCAAGTGGTCGCACTGACAATGTAATTCTGCCTGCGCAAGTTGACTTGGCACTTGGTGGAAATCCGGGCACAAACGTAGTAGCACAATGGCGCTTGCGTCTCAATCCCACTATTAGTGGCACTTGGACAGCAGCCCAGAATGGTCGAGGCAATGTAGAAACAATGGCAAGCGGCACGTTTTCTGGCGGCACCATTGTTGGAGGAGGTCTTGTTGCAGGCAGAAGCGATGTGGAATTCACGCCTGAAAGTGGCTTGGCCTTGTCCCTCGGGACCACTGCTTCGGGCGAAAGCGATATTCTGATTCTCACCATTCAATGCAGCACTTCCCAAGAGGCTACGGGGCTAATTGGTTGGCGCGAAGTGGTATGAGAGGTTAATGTAACAGCAGTTTTATTGCTGACCATGCAAAACCACTATTCCAACCAAGTAGAGAACATTTCGGACGCCCTGCAGGAGTTGATGCGCGATGGCCCCGACAACGCCCGAAAAGGCCTAGTCGAAGCCATTCGGAGCTGGTACGATTACCACTATCAGGAAATGCAGAAATGGAAACTTCTGGAGGAGATGATTCAAAGCGCTCCTTTTTGGACTGGTTCAATGGAGACGAAATGAAGGCTTTGCGTCAAGTTTGGCGCGAAGCTGAAGTGAGAGAACGAGCCGCTGATGACGCTTGGTGGCACAGTCTTGATGCCGAAGAAAAAGGACGTGCGTTTCGGCAGGTCGTCAAGCTAATTCACAGGGCAGAAATAGAGGATCGTGGATCTTATCGCCACGCCATGTATGAAGTGTTTGGCTTGGATTATTCTGACGGTCTAAATCACTATATGCGCCTTCACAATCTCATTTGGCTTGGACTTGATGCTGAAGAGAAGACTGTACGGGACAGGCATTCAAGCGATGGTGCGCCCGGTGAGAAGCCATGAAAAGGCCTGTTGAGAACAAGAACATGCCGAGAACAAAGGCCATGGCTCTCAAATAACTTTTACTATTTTAGCTCGGACGATTTTCGCCATCGAGGGTCTAAGGGGATTCGCCATTCAAGCTCCAAGTGATGCGCAGCTCACCGCCCAAGGCTTTAACTTCATCGGAAGCTTCTGGTGGCGCTTCGTGGACAATCATTACTGATGGGACGATGGCATTGGGCAATGGCGTGACAGTTGCCTTAGGAAAAAGCTCTTGAGCCTTGTCGGCCAGTTTGGTCGCCACCACTTCTCGCTCTTCTTTTTCCCATTGCTCCACTAGCTCTTTGGCTTGCTTATCCACCTTTTGCATGGTGGCTTTAGTTTTCCATTCCGTCCAGAACGGGCGGCAATGATTAATTAAAAGCCTGAACCACGGCTGAAAGGCAATTGAAGGCCATCGTGTAACTGCCCACATGGCCAGTTCATAACAAAACGCATTAATAATTGTTTCGTTGCTCATGGATTAATCAAGATGGCCCAGCCATCGTTTTGACTTTTGACCAGCCATCGTGGCAGCCAAGTTTTGTTTGAATAGTGGGCGTATTGACCGCCTTGCCCGCTGGGATAGACGCCTTTTGCCAGGTCACAGGCACCAAAGGGATCGTGCATGATCGTGCTTGTGCTTGTGTAGCCCACGGCCACGCTCCAATGGCCATCACCAGAGGGATTGGAGGATGGTCCCTTGTGGAGCCAGCCCACTGCAACTGGGCGTCCAGCATTGATTTCTGCATGCAGTTCAGGCAAGGTCATGTTTTGCCTAAAGCGAGGCGACAGGCCAAGGTGCTGAAGTGTCTTCACTTGAGCCTGAGCATCCGTTGAATCGCCATAACGCTGTCTAATGCGATTGTATTCATCATCGCTTGTCACCTTGCCATAAAAGGCCGCCAGCATGGCGCAGGAGCTGCTGAAGCACTCTCTATAGCCTTGCCCTGAGGCATTGTCTCTCTGGCTGAAATAGGGCACTCTCAGAGGGTTAGAGGGCTTAGGCGCTGGCGCCGCTCTATACATCTCCGCGAATTCCGTCAGTTGTTCCTTTGTCAGCTCACTTTCAAGCCAATTCCAAGCAGCCAATTGATGGCTTTCTCCATTGAAATATTTTGCGGCGCTTGTAAGTCGAATGGGACTGGACATGACAATCAATGGAGCGTGCTCATCCATTATGCGAATTAGTTTAGCCGCATACGATGGGTCAGTCGCATAGCCTTCGTTCTGCAACATCTTGGCGGCTGCATTGCGATGGGGCGCATGATTTACTCCCTTGTAATGCTGCCAATCTCGATACCAGCGAGTGACAAGGTATTCAATGGCAGCGGCAAGGCTGGGAAAGTCAATAAAACCCGCCTTGATTTCCACCCACTTTCCATCGTAAAACTCTTTTGTAGTAGCGGATGTGCCCTTGCCTTTCAGGCCAAAGGGATTCCAGGTGCCAGAAAAATGCCGCCCAGAACCACTTTCAAGAGCCCACTGAGCAGCAACAAGTTCTGGAAATTTTGCGCCCATGCGACTTGCATGGGCACTAACGCCTTCCCACGAATTCGGGACGGCTGTCATGGCATCATGCCTTAACGCGAAAGATGGCCTTAAGAGCGGTCATCAACAGTTGGACAAGGTTGTTGCTTTTCCAAGGAGTTTTGTGGATGATTTGGTCGGCAGCGGCAATGATAATGCCACCAATTACGAACCATTCTGCGCCGCCCATGATAAAAAGAGCAAAGTTTATCTAAGCTTAGCGCTCAATTTCCAAAGAGCGCACTCGATTTTCTAGTTCTTTAATGTTTTCTGTAAGCATGTCGAGTTTGTGAGTGATATTTTCTACTTGCGTTGTAATTTGCACTTGCTGCTGACCAATGCTCATCATCATTCCGCCCGTAGCAAGCAACATGCCGGAAGTAAGAATAACGGCAAAATCAGCAAGTTTTGCTTGCCAAGCGTTCATTTTAGTAAGGCATTTTGTCCATTCTAAACATTCCCCCATCGCCATTTTTTCTCTTTAAGCTAAATACAAGCCAACCAAATATCACCATGGGGATGAGGAATGGACCCGATGAACTTCTCCACTCTTTGCATGAATTACGCCCTGGTGATGCTAAACGTCGTTATCGCAAAAGCATTTTTGAAGACTATCCAACAAGAGGACCGTTTGGTCATTGCTCTTGCGCCTATTGTGGTCGATGGAACGAAAAGCTAACCATTGACCATATTGTTCCTAAAAGCAAAGGCGGTCCTCATTTTGCCAAGTGGAACAATGCTCCATCGTGCCTGTCTTGCAATGCCGACAAGGGAAGCCTCGCGCTCTTTGAATGGTGGAGACCAAAAGAATTCTGGACACCAGAAAGGGAAGAAAAGCTCATGAGCTGGATTTATGCGCATAGCTTTGTAAGCGCTCACACTGACTTGAGCGATTGGGAAGCATGGTGCGAGGCCACTCAGCGAGCATTGCCATTGCATGAAAAAGGGGCTTCTGTGAGCCCCTTTCCTTTTGCCAAGCTGTCGATGCTCTATGCGTCGTGAACTGGAGCAAAGAACGGCTCTGACGGCCCTTGGCGAGTGCCCGGCATGGGACAGAAGCCATCGGGGCAGCCACTGGCCATGTAGTCATCTGGATCATAATTAATATCGAAAGCTTCTTCTAGTACGGTTGCCACTTGTTGAGCGGTGTCACCTTCGCAATCAAGGGCAAAGATGAGGCGCTCCAAGTACCACTGGCATTTGCGCAAATCTTCTACTTTGTTTTTATTTTCATAGCGATATAAATATTTCAAACAGTTTCCCTTAAGAAAACCCTTAAAAGCTTCACCGCTCATTGAAGCCTCAATGGCCTCAATACACTCAATTGCTCCAGAATTGTAATGAGGAGGATGATTGACGGAATCGTGCATGGTCAAAACTGGTAGTTGTTTTCGGCAAAGGCGTCAAAAGCCTCGGGGGCCACTGGTTCGCCTAGCTCTAGAAGAGCCTTAGCATAGGCCACGATTTCTCCTTGGGCTCCCTTTCCCATGCGAAGGGAAATGAAATGGAAAAGGGCTTGCAAAGAACAAGTCCAAACAAAGCTCGTATAAAGGGCGGCGGGGAGAATGGCTCGCGCCTGCTCCTTGCTCACGCCTGTTAACAAGAGTCCTTCGTAGGCCTGCTTGCAAGCCTCAACGGCCTTTACGTATTGCATTAAGGCCAGTTGCTGATCCTGGGCGGGTAGAGCCCCATCAGAGGCCTGTCTATTACTCTCGCTTTGCTTCATGAATTCTATGGGCGTATAGAACTCGGCTTCCTCTGCGGAGCAATAACGAAAGCTCTTTTCGTTCCAGCCCAACTGATCATCAACAAAAGTAGAAGCCACTGTATGTTTCCACCATTGTCTTGCCACGAACAGCGGAGCTTTTACAGCCCATTTAAATACCACACCCCTAAAAGGAGAAGTGTGATGATGGCCTGCAAGGTAGCGAAGAAGCTTGTCATCTCGCTCTGTCCATTGCTTGCTTTCCGCAGCAAAAGACTGGCGAGCATCATTGACAACAGAAAGGCTATTCCCCATGGAATCAATGAGGCGTAGAGAGCTGATGCCATCTCCTAATGGATCGTAAGGGTTCATGGAAGGCGCGTAAGCCTTGTCAGCATAAGGCATCGGCTTTCCGAAATCAATGGTACGGCCTTCACTTCTTCTTTTATCGACCGTACAAATGCAAACTGGAATGAGTACGGTTTAGCCTATGAAAAGCAAGGAGAATCTTTATGCAATTTAGTATCCCTGTGCAATTCTCTTACAATGGAGAAAATTATATGGCTGCCATGGGACCGTTTGAGCATTCAACGGAGCGTGAATTTGCCCTGACAGTCAATCGTCGCGCCATTGACGAATGTGACGATCTGAGAGCGTTGAAGCCAGTTGCTAAAAACCTGCTGGAGGGATGGTCTTCCATGCAAACTGCAGTGCAAAGCCTGATGATGGAAAATATCCAGCTTCGTCAAGCCTTGGCTCAGCGTGACAATGATATGAAGGCAGCAGAAGATCTTCTCAGGGAAGCCTCTGAGATTGTTGAGCAATATGATCGGCAATCACGGCGTGCCAAGCGGAGTCTCTGGCCATGGTAGCCGTTAGCAAAAAGATCGTCCAACCGCTTGTATAAGCAAGATTGTATTTCTTGCAATCGCGCTCATAGCCACTGCCCGTGACATGGCGGCCACGACTATATACGCCGCCTTGTATTTCGACGCCAGTGCGAGAGAGGGGGTGAGCAAAGTCAAGACGATACCTCTTTGAGCGTTTGCTTTTGGCATAGCGCTCTTGATAATCTTTTTCCCAAGCTTCAATATCAGAAAACTCTCTTTCAAGAATCAACTGAGGATAATGCGCTTGCCAAAGCCCGAGAAATTGATCTTCAAGAGCGCTCACCAGCTAGACAGCAGCTAGTTGCACCCTAGCGGATTGTTTCTGGTAGAGGCCTTCGTAGGCTTTCTCCACGGGATCAATTTCCCACATAACCACTTGCGCGATGCCCTCATTGGCATAGAGCTTGATGGGAAAATTAGTGGGATTGACCAGACACATGGTCAGATAACCACTCCAGCCAGGTTCAATGGGGAGAATGTTGGCAATGAGTCCGCAACGCCCGTAAGTGCTTTTGCCTTCCACCATCGCAAACACATTGTCTGGCATGCTGATTAGCTCAAGGCTGGTGCCCAGGCCGTAACAGAGCGATGGAAGAATGAAATAGGCAGAACCATCTTCTTGCTCATGAAGCTCAGCAGACTGTGCCTCTAGATCGAAATTTTTAGCGTCGATCACCTTCGATTCCGTTTCAAACGGAAGCAGATCAAACGTCAAGAACTCCACTGAGGACAGGCGAATGTCGTATCCAGATTGGGAGAGACCGTAGGAAATGGCCTTGGTACCATTATCAAGCGTGCGGCGTTTTTCGCCAACGAAGGGCAGAAAAATGTCATTTTCTGCAAACTTGGCAATTTGCTTGTCGTTTAAGAGCATGGTTCTAGAGGAAGAAAAGGGGCGCCGAAGCGCCCCGAAAGGTCAAAACAGATCGTCAGAGCTGGCAGTGTTCTGCCAGACAGAGGCGTAGCCCTTTGGACCATCCTTGTCGCCTTTCACCTTGACGCTGCCCGTGAAACCAGGGGCACGATCAGAGGTGCGCTTCTCGTTAGGCCAGACGGCCATGTCAAGACTGTAGTTGCCGCGATCATTGGGACCAGCCTTCTTTAGTGCGTTGAGCACGTCAGGGGTGAGGTCGATGGCAGCAGTAATAGGGGGCCGATTGGCCATGGTGTTTCTCCCGAGGAGTGATGGTTGAGCCCGTTGTGGGCCTGCCCATCTTACCCCTTATCCACCGTAAGCGCAAACGCCTTGCCGCCTGGGTAGTGCTCTCTGAAATATCTTTTAACAGTGTCCTCCATGATCCGCTGCTGGCTGATCAGCTCAAAACCATCAAGGTGGACAAGCTGCAGCGACGGTTCACTGGCTTCATCCTCTGGATCGTAGCAGGCAATGACGCACCAAGCTTCGTCAATGGGCGTGTCGTACATTTGCTCCGCTGCCATGGAATAGGCGCCAAGCTGCCGCTTGTAGTCTGCTAGTTGATAGTCCTTTTTCTCTTTGTAACTAGTCTTCCAATCGACCAGAGCCGTGGTCCCATTAGTCATGCGAGCTACCATATCGAGCGTGCCGCTGTAGCCCATCGCAAAATCGTTGCTCCACCAAGCCACGGCGCTCTCCACCAAGATCGGTTCGTCAATGCCCTCAAGAAAAGGCAACGCGCTGTCAAAGTATGGCCGCCAGTCGGGGGCTTGGTCTAAATGATTTTCAATGTCTTCCCCATTGAACCAATCTTCCAGAATGCCATGGAGCCAAGTGCCACGATTGGCGGCAAGTCGAGTGCGGCGATTCGCTTCATCAGCCCCTACGCGCTTGCGCCAATTAATAAGCGCCATGACCTTAGCCACTGGCGCCATTGAAGACAAGACTGTAGTGACAGAGGGCAAGAGCATGCCCTCTGGCACGTTTGGAAAGCCCAGGCATTGATAATGCCTTTTGCCATTGAGGCTAATGCGATTGGGCTCAAACCGCTCAAAGGAAGGCATGATGGCCTGCAAGGCTAAGTCCAGACAAGCCACTGTACCGTCACCGACTGGGAATGCAATAGCCGCCAGAGCTGTAATAGTTAAGAGGGCATGAACCTTTCTTGACTATCGGCTGGCCGCAGGCGAAAGCCGGGGCAGTAATAGAAACGATGGAAAGCAGAAGGAAAAAGCGTTTCATGGTTTTAAAAGGAATCAAGGTCGAATAGTTTCTCGATGAGTAGCGCGAGCACAATGCCAACGCCAAGCAAAGCTGCCAGCAAGAGAATGCCAGCAATGACAGTTACGAAGGAAAAGGCCAAGGACATGGACCGTCAAGTGGGGAACCGTCTTCGTTGAAAACAATTGCGCCAGCGAAGGCCCGTGCGAGACGGGCCGCCGCTATGTCTACTTTTTTCCTTCCAACAGTGCAGCCACTCCCTTCAGTGCCTGCTCAACAGTGCCCTCTTCACAAATGGCTCGGAGCGTATCAAGCTCTTTTGCCATGGTGGCCTTGGCAATTTTGATGTTGTTCTCGCTCATGAAAGAGCTGACCATGGTGGTCACAACATTGGCGAACATGGCGCTGTCTTTAATGTCTTCGCCTTTGGCAAGACCAAGAGCTTCAAGTGCCCGTTTTCCAGCCATCATGCTGGTGCGCTCGTCCGCATAATCGAAGGGATTAGCTTTACAGAAGCCAAGCAACGCTCCTTTGCCGTCGTATTCACTGGTCTCATCGGCGGCAACAGCCCCCTTTGCTCCAGCAGTTGCAGCAGCAGGCTTAGCCGCTTCTGCCTTCTTCTCTGCCCGCGCAGCAGGCTTCGGGCTTTCCTGTTGGAGCGGGAGCCTGGACGTTGTTTCTTCATCAGCCTTGGGAATGTCCTCACCTGAGTAGAGCTTGAGACCAAGGCCGGTGAAGGTGGCAATGCACTTCACGCTGGCGCGTTGGATGTTGTCGCTCACGGCACGAGCATCAAGCTGCTTGAGAGCATTGTGCTTGTTGTCCATGAGCGGAAACACCAGTGCAGGCGTGCGCTTAATGCCATCCGTGAGATAAGGGCGCAGCAGCCAGCACCCCTCTTGGCCAAATACTGGCCAACCAATGGTGCTCTCTTCAAAGGCCACAAAAAAGCCAGGGAATTGCTCCTTCAAATAGCGATAGGCAAAAGGCCATGACAGATAGGACAGGCCTTTGTAATTCTTCTCGACGTGCTCGCCAATGGGAAGCTCGTAGGCTTTGCTGAAAGCTTCAAGGCTGATCTCCAACGGAGAGAAAATGCCGAGATGGCGCTCGGTCATCATGGTCGTTGATGCTTGGTCCATGGAAAAATCTTCAGGGCGATAAGTGAGCATAGTGTGTTTCATTCGGCCTCCTCAGCAGAAGGGAAATCAAGGCCAGTGAACACGAGAATGTGGCCATCATCGTCGCGACAGGCTTCAAGAGCGCCTATCTTCACGCCAGTATCATTCTCAAATATTTGCATGATGGCGGCAACGTGCTGATCAAACTCATTAAGTCTGACCGCGAATTCCTCAAGATTCATACTGCCTCCTTAGCAGAATCAAGTTTGTAGTGGTTGTCATAGAAGATGACCACCTTTTGCTGTTTCTCGCCTTCGTAGACGGACAGGCTTTTGCCGGGCAGCGGCCAGTCTTCAATGAGGCGAATGTCGCTGATGCCTTCTGTGCAGGTTTCGTCGTAACCTTCGTTTAGCACGCCTTCTTCAAAGCACAGAAGCACTTCAGCATCAGGCCCAGCCTCGGCATGGGCTTTGTTCAGCAATTCCAGAAGTTCTTTAAGAATCATGGGAAAGAGAGAAGTCAGTGATTTCAGGCCAAGCCTCGTCAGAGAGCACAAGCCCTCCTTCAAAGACTGCTTGGCAGCGGATGAGGCGCTCTAAGGTTTCAGAGCGGGACAGGCCAGCATCTTTGGCAATGAGCCCGAGATGGTCATAGGCCTGGTTGGACAGGGTGAAGTGGCGGCGTTGCTTGCCGCCCTCGTACAAGCTCTTCGGCAATGGCATGGTTGCGAAGGACTTGCCAACAATAGGCCCACAATGCCCAAGCGCAAGCCCGCAAAACATCAGAATTTCTTATGGACACTGACCGTTGCGCCTGAGAGCAGAACTGCCATGATGGGGAGCGCTTGATTCCCGTTTGCCCAGCATGGCCTTCTCGATCCTGGAGTTCCTTGACCAGCTTGAACCCAGCAAAGAGCCAGGAAAATTCCTTTGTCCCGCCTGTGGTGGCAACGACTTTACGGTAAATAAAGCGACTGGCGGCTACAACTGCTGGCACGATCCCTCACCGGCCCACAGGGCTGAAATCCGAGACGCTCTCGCTCCCATGGTCCGCTGGGAAAAGCCCCCGCGTGATGCTGGCACCTACGACTTCTCTTACAAGAATCGTGATGGGCGAGAGGTGGTGGTGGTCCACCGCGACGACACCAGTGGCAGCAAGCGCATTTGGCAAGACTTTCCCACCATTGATCACAACGCCCCCAACCACAAAACGGCGCTGCAAGAGATCAAGGCGAACATTCTTCCTTATAAATACAACGAGGCCATTGCTGAAAGCGAGCGTAGCGGCCTGCCGATTGTCATTGTCGAAGGCGAACTCACTTGTGAGGCCGTGTGGAGCATTGGCCTGCCCTCGGTGACGTTCTTGGGAGGCAGCAAGCAATACCGCACCAATGGCGACTACAGCCAGCTTTTCAAAAACAAGAAGATTGTTCTGGCCCCTGATCGCGACGAGCAGGGCGTTGCCTTCATGAAAGAGATTGAGGCCGACAACCCTGGCGCTCAATGGCTTTATGCAGACCCTCGCTCTTGGGAATGGCAGAACCTGCCAAGCGGCAACGGTCTAGATCTAGCCGACTACATCCTTGAAGGAGCCACAAAAGACGATCTTCTCTCCTCCATTGTCTCCAAAAGCAAGCACAGCGGCCACGACGGCAAACCTGCTTACGAAGAGATTATTTCCACCATCGAAGGCATGGTTGGCCTTTATGCCAACGATGCTCGCATTGCTTATGAGACAAGCGCCTGGCTAGAGCAGCGTGGCGTGAAAATGAACCAGCAGAACATTGACAAAATCATTGACGAAGCCAAAGGGCGCATTTATGGCCGTGAAGAAATTGAAACTATTGATGCCCTAACCATCGCCAATTCCGACAAGAGCCGGGATTGGCTCATTGCTGGAATCATGCCCTTGGGAAGCGTGATGCTGCTGGCCGCCTCGGGCGGCACCGGCAAGAGCACTGTGGCTTACAACTGGGCGCTCAATATTGCGCTTGGGCAGCCATGGTCCGGCAGACGCTGCATGCAAGGCAAGAGTCTCATCATCCAAAGCGACGAACCCTTGGTAGATACCAGCGAGAAGCTTGGCGTGATTGGTTATCAAGATGCTGGCATCGACCCCGGCACCATTGCCTTCTGGGAGAACTGGCGCTTTGCCCACATGAAGCAGCTCGAAGAGTATGTGAGGAAGCATCGCCCGTTGTTCGTCACCATTGATTCCCTTACGGCCTGCCTTGCTGGCATGAACGTCGATCTCATCAAGAGCAATGCAGGCGACGTTATCTATGGCCTACGCGATATTGCCAACACTTACAAATGCTCCATCCTCATCCTTCACCATCTCAACAAGAATGGAGGGCTCCGCGACTCGACGAGTTTTGTTGACAATGTTAGTGAAGTGGTGAAGCTCACCAGGCAGGAAAACAATCCAGACACCAACCAATTTGTCTTTGAATGGCTCAAAAGCAGGAGTGGTCTCACTGGTAAGCACATGCTCCAAAGAGACACGCTCAACTATGGCTGGCGCTACGCAGGCCCTCTTGGTGGCTCTGCTGAAGAGCTTGATCAAGTGGTGAATGCCGTGAACAACAGGAAGAACGAGCGCTTGACCAAGCAACAAGTGGCGATGGTTTCTGGCAGTTGGGACGTGGCCACCACTGGCAAGATGCTGGAAGTGGCAAGACGGCAAGGCTTGATCACGAGCAGTTTTCAAGACGGTCCCAATGGCGAGAAGGCCAGACTTTACCATTCTTGGGAATACCAAGAGCCCGATTTGGACTTTCCCCCTTCCACCCCCATCGTGAGTGAAGCCACCCCCGTCGTGAGTGAAGAAAAAGAAGAAAACTGGGACGATTTCTTTTGATGACTGCGCGAGTCTTAAAATAAATTAAGTTCAAAAAAATTACCATGGCCATCCTCTGGAATCGCACTGAAGAGCCTGCAAAAGAGCCTGAGCCCGTTGTCGAAGCCGTTTCTGAGCCTGTCGTTGAGCCCATTGACACCGAAGAAGAGATGCAGGAGTGGGTGGAAGCCTCTGCTGCTGACCTTGGAGAGATGCTTTATGGAGACGAAGAAGAAATGGGCGAGGCAAAGGTGTGGAAGAAAACCTCCAAGAAGGGCTTTGGCAACTAGAGCGCTGTCATGGTTGATTTTCCTCTTGTTGTGGCTCCATGCCGTGGAGGCTGGTGTATTGCAATGGAAAAGGAAAGTGAAATAGAACTTCTCACTTTTGCTTGGGAGACAAAAGAAGAAGCCGAGCAATTCCTAAGAATCACCCGGCCCGATCTTGATTTCATTCCTAGCAAGCTCCCTTAAGGGAGCTTTTTCTTGGGCCATTTTGCCGCATCGCGCTCTGCCTGGCAGTTCTTATCTTTGCCGTACAGCCATGCTCTCATGGACTGGCCTGGTTTGGGACCATTGCGAGGAAGGCGAATAATCTTGGGCTCGTCAGTCATTGTCCAACTCTTTTAGTTGCAAATCGTATTCCTTGGCCACAAGCTTCATGGTGTCCATGGGGCGGCAATCATTAAAAGCAAGCTGACAAGCTCCTCTCATGATCACTTTTTCAGGAAAGCCAGCAGCGCCCAGAGCAGCACCAAACAGCTCGAACCATCCATGGACTGAGCAATCGCTCATATCGCCCGCAATGGTTACTTCGTAACCGTCAGGGTCGTCGATGGTGGCAAATGAAGAGCGTTCGTGCTTGATCGTGATAGAGAGCTTCATTGCGCCTCCCTCGTCCAAATGGCTTTCACGGTTTCAAGTTCTTCAGGGGAGAAGCGATCCATGGTTTGTGCTACGGCACGAGCAGCAATCACAAAAGTCATACCAGGGAACAGCAGGCCAAAGAAGCCGATCAGCATAAACATGAGGCGAGTGCGAAGGCCTTTGCTCATGACCTTGGCAATGTCGTGGTCTTTAGGACCAATGGTGGACTTCAGGGCAATCATGGTTGCAGG